GTTGGCTTCGCAAATGGGAAGTTGTGGATGATTTTGACATTGATGCGTTTGACGTCATTATGTCTAAATCATGGTTTTCCAAAGCTCTAGGACGTGAGGTCCGTTGGGCAGTTGGTCAACCTCTAGGGTATAACCCTAGTTTCCACCTTGCCACATTAACTCACGCTGTAGTACTCGATACTCTCGATACTATGCGTACTGGGTTGTGGCGTGTTGTTGGCGACGATGTAGTCATTTCTGACGAACATTTAGCCAGCAGATACCAATGGTTCATGCGCGAATCTGGGGTAGAGATTAATCTCTCCAAATCCTTGATTTCTAATCAGTACGCTGAATTCTTGGGGAAACTTATTACTTCAAAGGAGGTAACCCCTTCTATGAAAGTGAAGTTTCTAGTCCATGAGGACCAAATAGTCCAGAATTTACTGTTCTACGGTCCCCGTGCTCTAAAGTTCATGAAGTCCCACGAAAGAAGGGCTTCATTAAAGGTATTTCTACCTACTGACTTTGGAGGCCTTGGATGGAAGCCATCCGAGATTCGCTATTCTGAATGGGTACGAGATATTCTCAAAACCGAACAGATAGCACTCAAATTACGGGAAAAGGCACTAAAAGAGTTTCTATCTCTAGAGACTTTTGATGTAGACCTTGAGACTCAGTTTCATAACCTTAAGAGTGTTATACTCCAAAGGAATGTTCCTGAACCCTACGAAGTAGGGACTTTTGATGTGGTTCTTGCTCCGCAAGTTAATCATTTATCAGGTCTCCCTGTAAGCGAGATACCGCGTGAAAGCGATACCTCCTTGACTAACTTCAAGTCATTCAACACGTACATGTACGTCATTGATATGATGGCAAAGTGGGTTTTCTCTTCCGAGAACCCCAGTCTTGACACCTCCGATTCGTCACCGGAGATTGTGAAATCGACGAAGCAATGGCTAATGCAAACTCTGTTAGACAGTGTTGCAGGCCTACCTAACGAACGTGAGAAAGAGACATTTATGCTCTCCCAATCACATCATTTTGAAAGTCAACATTATGAAGAGTACAACTCCTCAAAACATAAACCCGGATTCCGTAACCCCCGAAGTAGCGAAAGCGCTAAAGGAAGCCAAAGAATCCTTGGCCAATCAAGGCCAGAAAGGTACTTCCGCACCAGCAAATCAGGCACCTCGAAGTGGTTCAAATGAATCCAATGAGGGTGGTAAAACACCTGATAAAACTGTTGCGAATGGCACTAAGGGTAAAACCCCAACCCAGTCGAAGAAACCTAATCAGAAGTCTAAGCAAAAGACTTCACAACCGGTCGTTTCTAAGGAGGTAGTAATCCCAATGATTCGCTACGATTCCAAGGAAAAATCACTTACCCTTTGCGAGCAAACAATTCTCAAAGGAAATGTGTACGTCCGTACTGTTGCCCAGGTCTCACT